ACGTAAGCAATGGATTCCAAAGCTCTAGTTCATAGTCATCTTCCATCATGTTAAAGTGCCAAAACTCTCTATCTGTAATAAGCATGTCTCTAAAGCCACGCTCTTCTAGTTCTTGTAACTTAAAACGTTCCTCATCTACAGACATCTGGTGAGATGCCCACTCTTCAATCATAGATCTATAGTCTTTACGGAAGAAAGACTCTATTTCAGGAAGTTTCTTTAAGTTATCAGGAGATGTTTGTTCTTGAACTTGTTTCTGAACCTCTTCATCCTCAAGGTCTAAACCCTGATTCATAATTTCTAGCATCATCTTTTGCTGAGCATCCTGTAAAAGAACATCCTCAAGCATCTTACGTTTCTCTTCTATAAGCTCATTGTAAGAGATATCATCCACAGCCTTAAACATAATACGTGAGCTTCTTTTAGAAAACTCATTACATAATACGTTTACAACGTTAGGAATAATAGGATAGAATTTAAGTTCTAAAGCAGACTCATCTTCTTTAGTTAGCGTATCTATTAGATCCGCCATTTCATTATCTTCTTCTACAATATAATCTGTCTTGTCAATAATACCCTTAGCAAGCTTGTAGTTTTTCATCAATCTACGAGCATTACGTCTAAGTTGCTTCATACCCTGCCACTCCAACCAGTCTAGATTCCAAGCTCTCCATTCATCATCTTTCTCTTTTTCAGGTAAAAATTGGATAGGTTGGGTAAGAGTACCCATCTTATTATGTTCCGCCTTTTTACCGGCCTTCAAATCCATTGCTGAATATATCTGCATGATATTTAGTTATTTAAGTCTGCTGAATCATCAGCAATTGTATTTGTAATAGAACTAGTACCACCAGTCATGGATAAAAAAGTTGGCACCCCTGTTGAACTCCAAGTACCCAAAGGAGGAATATATGCAGTACCAGTAGTACCTAGAAATTGTACTGACGTCTGTTTTGGCTCTTCTTCCTTCAAAATAAGTAAAGCTTCCTCAAATGTGAGAGAGCTTTCTTTAATTAATCTAGAAAGAATAGTTACCTTTTGGGCATGTAAGTCTTTATTTTCCATATTTTTATCTCATGTTTTTAAAAGGGTTACGAGGTGGTCTCATACTTGGCCCGTTACCCTTAGAATTACCAATATGTCTAAAGGGACTATAATTTAATTTACTAAATTTTTGGGAGTTATCCAAGTTTTCTTTTGTAACTTCTATACGTTTAGAGAAACCACGGTTAGATTGTTGCACTTTTGCAAAGGCTATTAAAGAACAAAAAGCTACAAGTCTATCCACGTTTAGTCCATCTCTATATGCTTGCATCTCTCTAAGTAACATTATATCTGGTATTCGTTCTATACCATATACTGTTTTTACTATATCTCCATTTTCTTTTGTTTCATGATCTAATTCTTCTTTAGTATATTCAATACCGTAAGATAGAATATTTCCTTTGAATAGCGTACCTACGTTTTTCCAACCATATTCTTGGAACACATTACGATTTGCTCCTATATCTTTTAAGAACAAAATCATATCTTTAGGTACTAAATACTTCTGTTTACGTTTAGATATCATGTATTGAATAAACAAAGCTACGTTATTTTCCACTATAGTCCAGGCATTATACCATTCTATAAGAATCTCCAAACGCTCATGTGTTTTAGTAAGATCGTCAAAACGTCCACACCAAGATGCCACTATACCGTCACGCTCAATACTACTTTCCACTGATCCATTACCAGAATCTTTAATCACTTCCACTGGATTCTTATATACGTATATAGAACATAAGGAATCTGAGGTGGTTGTCTTTCCTTCACTAACTGGATCCACAGAAGCATAGTATGTGCCAAACTGAGGATCTTTAGAAGGTCTTTCATATATGCATATAACTCCTTCTTTATCTTCTGTCTTTTTAGACAAAGGAAACTCCATAATAGGAATCTTCCTAGATGGTTTATCTATAATCTTACCTTCATCATTACGTGATAGTTCTAGATATTCCACCGGATACTCTTTATCTTGAATACGCTGCATTTGACGGGCAACTAGATGTGGAGGGAACACACTCACCTTGCGTGTCGCAAAAGCCTCCTCAAGGGTCCTAGGATGCTGAGAAATGGTAAGCTGGTATGCTCCTGGATCAAGATCCTTCTTCATCTTCTCAAACTCCTTATCTAGGGCTTCTAAAGCTTCTGTTACTAAAGAGTTACCATACTGATCTATATAGGGTGGCATAGACCATTGTTCAGGAATAAAAAGTCCTATTACACCTGGGGCACCATCTTTATCTATAAGATTACTTTGTACACCATAAAATCCATTTTCTTCAGGATGATAGATGTATTCTTTCATAGGTTCACATTGATCTAGATCACCCACTGATCCTGCTGCAATAAACTGACCTGTAATAATATGACCAGACTTAAGTGCTGGTTTCATAAATCCATAGGTGTCATTCATCTTAGGAGCAATGCCTCCTTCCTCATGAAAGAAGTAAGTTACAGGACCACCGACACCATGTGTTGGATCTTTCTCAAATGAGTATAAATTAATAGTAGATTTTAATCCTCTATACGTATCACGGTTATTTACTCTCACTTTAATCTGTTGGTTCCACGCCCCCACCTTATCTGGTTCAGCCGGTCTATACCAAGCAGTGTGCTCATTTAAGAAGTTACGGTATTCATTAAGAAACTTCCAAGATCCTTTCTCATTGATGTAGTCTTTAAGACTAGCTCCTATTTTAAGAATAGCTCCTTCTTCAAATACCCATTGATTAATTAGCTTAGCCATATGGAAATAAGAAGATGCTATCTGACGTTTCTTTAGTATAATGGCATGCTTATAATGTAATTCAGCTAAATGCTCATATAGAGCCATATGATATTGAGCATCTCTCACCTTAGCAAAGTCAAAACGTTTTTCTTCTTTATCATAGATAGGTAAAAAGTTTAACCACATATAGTAGTCTCTAGTAATATACCATACACCGTTTACACTCTTAACAATTATACCTTTACGACACTTAGCTTTTTGATCATCCCAATAAGTTATAAAGTCTTTACTTTTTACTGGAGCAGGGCAATAGTATCCTTGTTTATGAAACTTACGAGCTTCAATATTAAAGATTTGACTACTCTCGTCAAAGTTATACTCACCCGGTTCTTTAAACATAGATAATAAAAAATCTCTGAACTCTTCTCTACTATAAAAAGTAGTTATTGTCCAGTGATCAATATCATAAGTGGGTACTTCTATAAATATGTTAGGTTCCAATTATTTACCTGTGGTTATTTTGTGAATTTCATTTACATCTCCTTTAGATTTATGTAATAAGTGCAAAAGAGTGTTAAAATCTTTACTACGTAATACGCTATCCAGTTCACAATTGTCCCAATATTTAGTATACAAATCTCTAGGAATAGCATTCCATAGTTTAGTGTAAGGATTAAAATGGAAAACCCAATCATGCATATAACCATCAACATCTGATAGAGGGTCAGCTGCTGCAAACTCTTTAATTTCATAATCTGTGTAAACGTCTTGTACCATAGTTTTATAGTTTAATAAGTTTAGGAAAGCAGAAGATGGGTGCGTGGACATCTGCTTTTACGACTGGCATTTCTAACCGATCACGTACGGCCCTTTCTACAGTTAAGAGTACGCTATTCCAGTCAACCTAATATTGCTGTAGAGGGTGGAGTCGAACCACCAAGGTGAGATTCAATTGATGACAGTACGCTTGCAAGCTGGTGGTCTACCCCATATCATCAATCTATTTCTTTATCACCGCCCACGAGACAGGTGGGTGCGTATGCCAAGGTCATAACTGAGACAACCCAATTTCGCCACTCTACAATATAGAGGTGAGTACAAGAATCGAACTTGTGTGAACGGTTTTGCAAACCGCTATATAACCACTCTAACAACTCACCTTATTGATCATATGCCAATCTCTGGCCACCTCTTACAGAAGACTGTTGCTCTTCTTGTAAGTCTCTATACACTCCTTTAAAACTTTGTCTCACCGCATCAAACCTTTCTGCTATACGTAATAATGCTGTAGCAGAACCATCACGTCCAGATGTAGGTTTTTCTGTAGCCATAAATGTTGCCATATTATCTAATGCAATCTTAATTCCATTGTATGCTCTATAGGTAGGAGTCTCATACATTTTCTGACACACCTTAAGAGCAACAACTATTGATTCATCTTCTCCTGAAAAGTCACCATCCACCTCAACTAAAATAAGTTCTTCCTTATCTTGCTCTGGCATATCAAAGAATGGATTAAGATCTGGACTAGGGCATGTCATATAAAACAAATATGCATACACCTTCACTGCTTCTTCGCCATACTCATCCATAATCCTCTTTAAAGAACTGAGAGTGTAACAATGCTCACTAGGAACAACCTTACCATTCTGTATATCAAATAATCTTACCATTAGTTCCAATGTTTATTCTCTCTTTCAAAATAGAAAGTGAGGTCTTGTTTAGTGTTATCATAGTATTCTGCTACTACATCACTTTGAAATCTACTTCCTATATTTTCATATAAAGAAGCTGTAATCACTTTACCATTAACTTTATTTCTAAATAACTTAGTAAGCCATGTATAGTTACCTCCACGTATTACACCTCCTTCTACTAAAAGATAATACTCATAATTATCTTCTGAAAACTTAAACCAGTTATCTATATCTTCATCTGCTTTCCTTACATAAATGTACTCACTTTCATCAGGATAGGGAACATGTATAGGTAGTATATCACACATATCTCCATCTTTGCTTAGATTATGAGCAATATGCATAGCTACTGTTGCAGAATAGTCAGGACTAACCATTAAAATAAGTGTATTATCAGCTGATACATCAGGGAATTTTTCAATAATCTTATTAGTAAGTGTAACAATAAGTTTCTTTTCTTTGGCTGCTGAAACTAATAATTCTTTTCTCATTAATGCTTAGGTTTTAACTGTTCTCTATTATCTTCTAACCAATGCAATAAGTTTATCACCTCACTCTTCATATAAGGAAGGTTATACTGAACTATATCTTTTACTATAGGATTGCCCGTTGTATCTAATGCAGTGATTGGATTACCAAACTTATCTACGCCCACTGTTTCAAATAGAATGTGGTGAATGATTAAACTACCTGGCTTTAATCTAGGATTGTGCTTAAGAATGATATATAAATATAAGCTTAATTGTAGTGTATAGTGATTTAGATTACAATCATCTAAGTGAGTTAAAGGACTAGCCATTCTATCCACTTTGCCATCCCAACTAGTGTAGCCTTCTGTTTTAATTTCTTTGTTAGTCTTGTAGTCTGTAATATGCACCTCACCATTAATTACTTCTACAAGATCTGACTGACCGCATAAAGCAGCAGATTTTAAATAGACCATGTGTTCTGGATAGACACCATTAGTAAGCTTTTGTACTGGAGCTTGTTTAATTCCATCTGTTTCGATGGGTTTAAATACAGGAACTACTTCCCCATGACGTTCCATCGTGGTTAGTTCGCACAAATCTTTTTCTCTACAATTATGATACCAAGTTCCAAGGTCTGTTGCACGTTTAGCTTCTGCAGCCCATGCCTCCTTTATTTCTTCTGGCGTCATGCCATACCACTTAGACTTTTTAGACTTAGAAGACTTAGCAGCAATAATATCTGACTCAAATGGTTTCTTAAAGTGCGATATAAAGCTTGTTACAGAAACCCAGTTTGTAACATCTGTTGCATCTATACTTCTATACTTGTGGTTTTGTGGTGTAAAAACTATCATAGTCCTAATTTTGCGTTTAGTTTATCTTCTTCCTCTTGCGTCAACTCTTCTTTCCAATGCCCCTTTGGACAACATGAACTTAGACTTCTAGTCTTTAAACTAAGCGAACAGCCGCATCCTCCTTTGCTTTGATCACAACAGGGTTCGGTCCCTTTCACGACACATCCTGTACCAATTGTGTCGTATAAATCACATACGCGACAGATATTCATTCTTTCTGTCGCAATAAGTTCAACATCTTCTTTCTTAAATATAGAATTAGTTATCCCTTCTATAATCTGACCTTTACTCTTCCATACCTTTATTATGTTTTCTTTTAGACTCATGCGTTTTGTGTAGTTTAATAAAGTCAGCTCTTTGCTTCTCTTCTGTAATAATGTCTCTTAATGTTTTAAGATCAAACAAAGTTTCTGCTGTTTTAAATCTAGCTGTCATTTGTTGTAATCCTTTCTGTCTATTATTCTCTTCAAACTTTTCAAGCATCTCAATCTTACTATCTATCTTCCAATGCTTAGTCACAAAATCACCAAGATTTGTGATGTGCACTCTAGAATGCTTTAATGAAGATAGATTCTTTCTCACCTCTCTCCAATAAAAACCCACTATATTGTTTATAGTTTCTTCAGATAGATTAGCTTCTTTTGCTACTTCTGAATATAGCTCTTTAGCTTTCCGTGGATGCAATGCTTAAGAATTTAAAGTCTAACAAAATATTACCTTGAGAATGCACTTTTAGTTCTGGGTTAATAAATATCTTTTTCTTATTCTTTCCTTCCTTTTTAATTAAGCCTTTCTTTTCAGACTTAGTGAGACAGTTGCGTACCGATTGTGTGCTAGAGAATATTTGTTT